TAAATATTGGTGCAACTATTGATTACTTTAAAGCTGGTGCATCATTTAAAATTGTAGATGAAATAGAATCGGCAATTAACGACGCTTTTACGATTAATGATATTTCATACACGCAAGATACAGACGATGATAAGTATTATGGGGCATTTAACTTTACAGGACAATCGTTATACTCAGCCGCTAACAATCTATTATCCTATAAAAATAAAGAAATATTGGTAGATGGTGAAGAGATTAAGATTGTAGACAAGGAGGATGAGAAAAAGTATAGAAACATTGTCTTATCTTCTAAAAACTCAGACTATCAGATTACCTCCATTAGTAATGACGTTTCCCTATTGGATAACTTTGACGAAGTAATTGTTATTGGTGATGGGGTTAGGGGTATTGCTAGAAACCCAATTAGCACCACAGATGCTAATAGAACAATTAAGACAAAAGAGATATACGACTATTCTATCTTAGACCAACGACAAGCCAACCTCAAGGCAATACAATATCTAGAAGTATTCAATACTGCCAATACATCAATTGAAATTGAAGTGGCGGATAACGTGCCATTCCTAAAACCTGGACATATTATTGAATTAGAGTTTGAAGAACAGAATATTCCAAGAGGTGATTATTTGGTCATTGAAACTGAAAAGGAATTTGGCGCACCCACTAAATTTATCCTATCAGAATATTCAAAGGATTTAGCGGGGACATTCTCATTACTATTGGGTGAAATTAGAAATCTACAAGGATTCACAAAACAAAAAGTTTATACATCCACGACCATTCCTAGAATCAAGAGGGATAAGGTCAATATCAAATTTGTCAAATCTACGGCCACGCTAACCTCAAATATTACCACAACAAGCACAATAGGATTTGGCTACACAATAGGATTTGATTCGGAGGTAGGAGTATGATTACAAGAGAAGGAAGAGTAAAGATTAAAGAATTAGTTATTACTAATTTCAACAAATATAGAGTGGGTTCTGGTGGTGATTCCACTAATCCTAATGCGGGAGATTTAGATGCCCCATTAGGAAGTCTCACTAGTGTAACAGGAACATCAGTAGGACAGACCACAATAGAATATAATTTCACAATTAATGGAAGCGACTATTTAGGACAAACAATTAAAGAAGTGGGAATATTTGATTCAGGAGGAACGGAGATGTTAATTAGGGTGAACTATGACGGCTTTGGTCCTCTTGCATCAACAGACGAAGTAAATTTTATTATTACAATAGAGGTAGATTAAAATGGTAAGTAATATAGGTAAGATAACAGATTTGGCGGCAACGCCATCTAAAGGATTGGTAGACGGAACAGACAAATTACATTCTGGTATTATTAAAGTATTAGAGTCATTCGCACAAGGAGATATGTGCATTAGTCATGCAGGATTTACAATTACAGATGGGGGAACTTATACACAATATAATTTAGCCCAACCTATCAAATTTTACAAAAGGGGAGAGTTTGTTAATCACACAGTTACACTAACAGAAGCATATACTTCAACCGTTCAACACGGAACTCATAGTAGATATGATTGGGTATTGATAAACCCTGCTACGCCCGAACTTGTAATTGTTCAAGGAACTGCGGCTACAACTCCTTTAGTATCAGATATTACGGCAGGTTATATTCCAATTGCGCTAGTGCATATCTCAGCAGGAAGTGATGATGATAAGTTTGATTATTCCTTTCAAACTTTTACTATGAATATGGTTAAAAATTCCCTATCAATTGGTTATGATGATAGCGGATATACTGAATCCATGTCCGTTATTGCTACTGCTGATAGAACCACGTTTAAAAATAAAGTAGCCAATGCGGACATTAGATTTATTTTGGCCGATAATACTGCTGATGAAAAGTTTGAAATTTTATCAGATGATGACTCGGATGGTGATGAAGGAGATACTGAAATATTTTCAGTAGATGGGACAGGTGTAACTAGGGTTAAATCTTTAAGTTTGGGAACTGCGGGAGAACTCACGATTACAGAATCTAGCGATGATGTTACCATTAAAAACACAGTATCGGATAAAGACATTATTTTCAATGTAAATGACGGTGGTTCGGATAGTGAATCTATGAGAATAGATGGCGACATAAATCAAGTGAAGATAAAATCTTTAGGTATTGGAACTGCGGCTGAATTTACCATTACCGAAACATCGGATGATATTACTTTGAAAAATACAGTAGCAGATAAAGATGTAATTTTTAACATTAATGACGGTGGTTCAGATATAGAAGTAATGCGTATTCAAGGCTCTACTCAAAGATTAGCAATTGGTAACACTTCGCCAGATGAAAAGTTACACGTTACGGGTAATGTAAAAATTACTAATGATTTAACTTTGGGCGGTGGTGATATATCAATTGGTAATGGACAGGATGCTACTATTAAAGTAGATGCCACTACATCAACAACCGCAGGTAGAGATTTAACTATTGAAGCAGGTTCTACTTCAACAGGTTCAAATGATATTGATGGTGGAGATTTACATTTAAAATCGGGTGGTGGCGATGGAACAGGAACTTCCGTAATGACCTTTTCTACAAAAGCAAGTGGGGTAGATGCAGTAGCAGAAAGAATGCGTATTCACACTACGGGTAATGTAGGTATTGGCACAGGCACTCCTAATCAAAAACTTACAGTAAGTGGTTCTATGGGGGCTGCGGGATTTGTAGGCGCAGTAGTTGAAGTTACAGGCACTCCAGGTTCACCTGTTCTGAATCTTAGCCCTGAAAGTCATAGAACAATTATTGCTGATACTCAAACATTTAATCCTAGTGGACCTTCTGGTGGACCTTTAGCATTAACTTTACCTGCGGCTAGTGGAACACATCAAGGGTGGGAAATGAGAATAATTGCTAAAAATAGTGCGGCTGCCGCTGATGCTTTAGTATTAAATGTTGCAGGTGGTTCTGATGTAATTATTGATGCTACGGGTGCTACTATTGGAAATGCTTCGGCTGGAGTTACCCTAGTAACAGGAAAAATCTATACTGTAATACACATTAGTTCTACTCAGTATATGGCAATTGTTCTCAATTGATATTAAACCTTAAATAGTCGAAGGGGGGAGTCTTATATATGGATGATTTGGATGAGGTTCTAAATCGAGATACTGATGGCAAGATTAATTGGTTAGTTTCTAACTTCAATGAACTGCATCAATCGGTTGAAACAATCAAGAATAATCATCTCTACCATATCGAGAAAGACATAAATTTATTAAAGAAGAGTGTTCTTTCAATAGTGTTGGTAGGTATTACTGCATTGACGGGGGTTAATCTACTATGAGTTGGGAGGTAATTCTAAAAGCAAAAACTTTGAAGGCAAATCAAAGGCGTAGAATTATTGAATATATGACCAGAAATAACAATTGGCCTATGTCAGCACTACAAATACAAGACGCAGTAGGTAGTGAGTTTAGACAATTTCCCACAATTGCAAGGTTGGATTTTATAATGAAGAAGGATGCTGAAGACCCCAATGGTGATTTTGAAATTAGTTTTAAAGATAGTATGAGAAGACCTAACGGTAATTTAATTAGGCTATATAGTGTGAGGGAAAAAAATGAATAAGAGTTTTAACGATAAAATGATGTTGCTAATTGGTGTGCCTATTGTATTGTCATGGGTGGCCTTTGCTTGTCTTGTTATCTATTCGGGATTACAAGATGATAAAGTTATTAATGATATTGACGGATATGCCACTCTATTGGCTATTATCGGTGGACCTGCTCTCCTTATTGTAACTTCTATGCTTGAATTGTGGAAGTCCGAGCAACAAGGGGAGATTAATCTACATCCAGATTTGGTAATGCAAAATCAAAACATTGCAAACTTGCGGGCTGAACATGACCGTATAATGGCATTAAAAGAACTTGAACATCGAAACTTGATGGATGCCGAAGAGAGAAGAGTCAATTTGGGCATTATGACAAACCCAATTGAGGAAATATTGGAGGACGAGTAAATGAAATGGGAAAATATTCTAAAGAAAGATATTAAAGAATTAGAAAAGGTTGCAAAGGAATTGGATAAGGCTGTTGAAATGCATCGAAGTCAAGCCGAAAGAATTAGGGAACATATTAAAGAGATGAAAGAAGATTAGGTGATTAAATGGATTGGCGCACTATCCTTAAATTTGACGAAAATTTGTATAGGCATACAAATGACGAAACTAAGGAGAAGCACCGCAGGATTCTAGAATTTATTGGCAAGCAACCTAAGGGTAAAGCGTTGGGTAATAAGATTAAGGACTTTGTAGAAACGGGGGAACTAGATGAATCTCTTACGCCATTGGACTTGCCTAGAAATAATATTACGCCAAAGACAAGGGAATTTTATTCAAAATTAGATTATGAAATGTTAATGGGGTATGGGGGTCGCACTATGCAAAGGGATTATTTTAACATTGTAAGGAACAGAGTTGGCGATGCTGTTAATGCAGCGAAAATGATTTTGAATTTTAAATATAGAGATGAAGTTCCTGCTGACATGCATAACGATTTAAAAACTGCTATCAGTAAATTGATTAGATATTATTATTATGAAGTAATTCCTAATTATCAAGGGGATTTTATACAAGAAATGAGAATTCAAGAAGATGGAGAACTTGGAGATGAGGGAACATATGAACGATTTATAGCAGAGCAACTGTTTGAAAAATTTGACCAATCTAATAGTATTCTTGAAATTGCCGCAGATTGTGTAGTGCCTACATTAATGGTAGGATTCTTGCATGGCTACCCTGCTAGGGCTGTTACCGCAATGAGGAGAGAACGTAGATTTGGTGGAATGGGTAAAAGAAGGTGATTCTATAATTGAAGTTTGCGTTACTTCTTTTAATGAAACTATGTGCTTTACAGGCAAAAGTTTTTTTATGCTAGTTGCACTTGAATGTTCACTTTACTTTTTGTTATTCGCTATTTCTAGAACCCTGTTTTTTAGGTCTAAAAAATTGCGTTTAAAAATCGCAAAAAGCCAAAAAAAATAGGATGCCCCTCTCCCGAAGGAGAAGGACACCCTAAAAATTTTTCATAAAATATTTACCAATCTAATTTGGTAATAACATAATCGCCCGCTTCTTCATCAAAGAATTTAAGGCTTTTATTCTCAACGCCCATCTTATACACGTTTAGGCTCAATTGAGAATCTAAAAGGCAATACTTCGCAACCTCTTCATATCTACCTTCACCCCACCATCTTACTGCGGTTAAACCATCACCGCTTTTTTGCTCACCCAAGTTACACTTAGCCAAATTATCTAACTGCACTCTTTTACCACTAGCCTTTGTCATAAGACGACTAGTATCAATGCATCTTGTTTCCCTACTATCTAGATATTTTCTTGTGATAAAAATATCCATTGAATCTCTCAATGCGGGCAAATCAAAGGCTACAATATTGTGGCCTAACAATTTACCGCCCTTTTGAAAGTGGTCATCCAAATCATACTTCAATTGTCTAAGCGATTTCACCACCGCATTCTCTACATTTACAGGTTCATCAATGTAGACCGTATTATTAATTCCATCCGTTGTAGTTACGCAGGAAATTTTCCACATATGGGTATTCTGCCAACCTCCAATATCAGCCGCAGTATTCGCTGTTTCTATATCAATCGCTAGTATATCATTCATTTGTTTCCACCACCATTCTCAAAACTTTGAGTATGTCTTGATGATTATAACCAGACAATGCAAGTTTATTAACCTTTTCCGCTAATTCCGCATCAACACAATATAGGAACAAGTCAATGATTTGCTCCTTGTCTAACTCCGTTCTGAGATAATTGGCAAACTCTCTCGCTACTTCACTTCTCATTTTGTTTCCTCCTTACTTGAACTCTATTACCGTTTATTCTTCTTTCATCGAAGAGATGCTCCACATTATCCCACTCTCGATAAAAAGTCGCTCTACCTTTTTGGGTCATCTTCATGTATGTATTTACCATTTGTGTTTTAGAAACCCACCCGTCTTTCTTAGGGCAATTCTGAAACACCTTCATGATAATTGCTTCTCTCCCCTTTTCCTGTATTCTCTTAGGGTTCTTCTTTAATTTATTGCTAAACCATGTTGTGATTGAATCAAAACTTTTGTCTGTTAAAGACTTGGCTTGCATAACGTGTCGTCGCTCAATGGTTGGACTCTTTTCAGCAATAGCGCAAATACCTGCGGCTATACTAACATTGTTCAAAGTATTCATTAGGAAAGTATTCAATGCTTCAAAGATGTGGTCTGAAAATCCGTCCATATATTTACGCATACTTTTCCAAACAACCTTGAGAGCCTTCTTTGCGTCATCTGACCAGATAACAACCTTTCGCTTATCGCCCGTCTTTTCATGTCGGTCTTTACACCACTTGTAAATATCATACATCATGGTTGCAAACTCTTCTGCAAATATATCAGAATCATCCGACGACTCATCAATAACTCCTACATTGTCGATATAATCCTCTTCCATTTTCATCTTCAAAGATTCGGGAACTTCTCTAACATAAAGCCACATTCTTTGGAATACACCCTTTGTAAGAATTACCTTTTCTAAACCCTGAGGTGGTAGAGTAGTAGCCCATAGACTTCTTTGACAATCTACAACTAAATCTCTTCCCCATTCAGTTAATCTTTTCTTAATCAAATGTGTATCAGAATCCAATCTATTCATGAACTTCTGAAACATCATTACCGTGTCCTGCTTATGTTGCGTTTCTTTGAAAATACCAGAATGTTCAAACTCATCAAAAGCAATAATACCAGAACCAAATAATGCACCTGCAATTGGTATATCAATAAGTTCTGGTATTGGGTTGCCTTCAAAGTCTACGTTATCAGCACCTCTAGCGTATTCAGGATTAGGTTGGTCAATCTTAATTGTTCCCAATAAGGCTTGGTCTGTAAATGCGTCAGGATTTGATAGAGTAAATTCATTTACACCATTTAGTGGCCCTCTTGGTCTTTCTAATGTTAGAGGATGATTGTTAATCAATTTGAAAACTCTATCCCATACAGGGGATAAAAAGTCAAACATTGTTGTCTTACCACTTCTCGCTGTTTGAATCCAACAGAAATGAATCCTAGTATCAAGGGCTAACTTCCCAACAGGTATTCTTACATGGTCTTTAACCAATTGTCCAACCGTTGTATAGAAAGCCATTGTAGCCGCATAATCATTATGTAATGAAAATTGACCAACAACCTCAACCCATCTATTTACAACAGGGGGCAATTCAACCTTTTCTCTTATTTCTTTTATGGAATCACTTTGGGCCACCTTTTCCATAGCCTCATAAAGTTCCCATTCGTCTACGTCTAAATCTTCTGGCATTAATACTTCACCTCTTCTCTACTTCTTAGTGCATCTAATATATTTGATGCGGTAACTTTTCCTATTCCATCTATAACCATAATATCTTTTATATCTAGTCCTGCTATCTCATAAACAGAACCAAATTGTTCTAAAAGAGCCTTAGCCTTTTCTATGCTAATGCCCGTTATGTTTGTCAGTATATCTACTCTCACGTCATCACTTCTTGTTTTCTTTGGTAACATCTTTTGCAAATCAACATCTTTATCCATGTTATACCTCATGGCAGTAATAATGTTAGCCGCTTCTTGAGATGTTGTAACCCATATTGGGGTTGTGTTTGTGTTCATGGCTATTGCTGAAAAAGCACCATAAACCATACGTTTTAACTTTTCACCCCATTGTTTTTGTTGGTAATAAGTCATGTTCCTAACCGTATTCAAATATTCTATGGCTTGAGACACATGACCGTAAATAATTACATAACATTTTTCATAATTATCTTCCATGTTGCTTATCTGGTTAAAAATTCTTTTATTTCTAACAGAAGCGAGGAAATCAGACATACTTTTAGCCTCTATTACTACATTTCCAAAGGTATAATCACCGACTTCGATAAATTTCTTCTCATATTTGATACCCGCTAGGTTACAACACCCAATTACAGTTTCACTTAGCGAAGAATTCTCTCTAGAATCAATTATCACTTAATCACCACCTGAATATCGCCAACATTTGCCCACACAATAACCATTATTGATTAAAGTTTGACATGATGGGGCTAAATATCGCTTTTTTACAACATAATCTACTGCTTTTCTTGTTTTTGAGGCATTATAATCAATCCAAACGTCTTCATTAGAGGCAATATCGCCAATTTCTTTACAAATTATATCTACAATGTCCTCTAAAGCCTGTCCACCGACTTCATCTTGTCTACAATTGAGATTTTCTTTGAAAATAACCATATCTGTTAAGATTTCGTTATACCATTGGACCAAATAGTGTCTAACTTGATGTAAAGGGTTGTGTGTCATTACTGCCGACTTTAAACAAGGTAAAATTGGTAAAGTAGCAGGACTTTCGACACTTTTAATCTCAATTTCAGCAACTTCCATCTTTTTTACGTCAGGCCAATCAACTTTACGGCTTCCGTAAGTTACTTTAGGCATATGTCTTGGTCTTTTGGACAAATTTAGTATAATATCTAAACCATCTTCTAAATCTTCACTTCTCAAGTTAATAGAGAACCTTCTAGCACCCATATGATATGTATTTTGCACTCTTCTTAGTCTAGCGGTGTTAATTACTCTACTATCTAAGGTCTTCGACTTGTTAATTACATCATGGCATATATTGTAAAAGGCTTTTACTCTTCTTAGGTCAAATGTTCTTACACCATAGACAAAGATATAGAATCCTCTACCGCTAAAAGCCATAGTGTGCATGTAATCTTCTTTCAAAAGCCAACCGTGTAACTTCTTCAAGTCTTCAAACGCCTGTTCCAATTCTCCGTTATGTGCATCAATGTCCAAAAAGATGCGGTCAATATTTACTGTATGTTCTAAACCTCTATTGTTAGAAAACTCATCATAATCATACACAGACGTATAGACATTCATTTTACCATTATGGTCTAAAACGAATTGTCTAAAATACCCCTCATCATTAACCACTATTCTTTTTGGTTGTATCGCATTATCAACAGGGCTTCCCGCCCATACTTCTCTAGGAAATCTCATATCAAATCCAACCATTTTTTTGTTTCTTCTCTGTTTTCAATTGCTTCGCATATGCTACATAACTCTTTATCTTCTTTAGTTATTGTCGCTTTGCACTTCTGGCACTTCATTTTTACCCACCATCTTTGTGTCTTTTCTAATCTGTTCTTTCAATTCTTCTTTG